CCTGCTCTCCAAGTACGGCATCCTCTCCATCGAGATGCAGCGTGCCATCAAGTTCGACCAGGGCGTGGTCAGGGAAGACCTCACGATGATGGAGTCGATCGAGGATATCGATGCTGTCGAGGTCGACTATGCCGACAACCCCAACGGAATGCCCACGGAGACCGTAGAAGAAGAGGTAGACCCCTCAAAAGGTCTTTTCGGTGATGATAACGTAATCAAGGAGGACAAGAAGGATGGAACAAAGAACACTTGACTGGCAGAAGGCCAGGCTTGGAAAAATTACGGCATCTGAAATATCGTGTCTCTTGAAGAATCATAAGAGAGCAATGACAGATGATGAATTGGCGGCACACAAGGCTGCAAACCCCAAATCAAGGGTGACAACTGTTGAAGAAGCGTTCTCAGATGCTACCTTCACGTACCTGAACCGCAAGGTTATGGAGAACTATCTACCACTGAACTCAAAGTCGCAGGACGCACAAAATGCTGTGGAGGAGTACATCGAAGAACACTCGTTCTCGAATGCCGCAACACGTTGGGGTACGCTTTGGGAAGACACAGCCCGCAATCGCTATGCGGATGCTATGGGTTTCGAGGTAATGCAAGTTGGCTTTGTGCCTTACCAGAAGTTCCCAAAGTTGATGGGTGTTTCGCCTGACGGTCTGATAAGGCAGGAGAAGGGCGGCCTGGAAATCAAGTGCCCATACACTCTGGAGAAGCATATGCAGCACCTCATGTATGAGAAACCGCAGGACTTGAAAGACAATGAGGAAGATTACTACTGGCAATGCTATGCCAATATGCTTGTAACGGAGTGCGACTTCTGGGACTTCGTATCGTTCAACCCATACATCTCGAAAAGCCTGCAACTGAAAGTGCTGCGGATACAGCGTGACGAATCTGAAATTGAACTACTCAAGACGCGCATTGACCTTGCAGTAAAGTATATGAAGGAGAAAATGGAGAAACTTGATGATGTTAAAATGATAATCAAATAATAAGTAAATTATGGCACAAGACTTTTTCGGCAAATTGGACTTCACGCTCCTTTGCCGCCTGTGGAAAGACCACAAGGAACTTTTTGAGATGGTAGACTTCAAGGACGGCAAACATGCGCTCCTCAAAGTAAACTTCAACGAGCGTCAGCAGCCTGACGAGCATGGCAACACGCACTACCTCCAGGCAGCATGCAAGAAGGCAGACCGCAAGGAAGGCGTGAACTACTACATCGGCAACTCCTTCAAGCCTTCGCAGAACAACTCGCAGTCGTCATCGGCACCTCAACCCGCAGTTAATGACGACGATGCATCTGATTTACCCTTTTAGTATTATGGCTACAAAAAAGTGTTTCAAATGCGGTAGGACTCTCGATCTGGATGAGTTCTATAGACACTCAAGTATGGCAGACGGCCACCTCAACAAGTGCAAGGAATGTACCCGCCGTGATGTCAAGCGTAATTACGCCCGTAAATCACAAGACGAAGCATGGGTGGAAAAAGAGCGAGCAAGAGGCCGCGAAAAATACAAACGGCTCGGATATGCCTCCAAATTCAGAAAGATGCGGAGCATCTGCCCTGAAGAGGCAAATCTTAGCAAGAAACTGCGCCTGCGTGGCTATAAAACCGAAGGCAAGGAGGCTCATCATTGGAACTACAACAAGCCTAATTCGGTATTTCTCATCTCAAGGAGGGCGCATCATCGTATTCACAGACACCTACAGGTAAATACTGAAGATAAATTCTGTTATACAGATGATGGTGTACGTCTTGAAAACGTGGAACAGGCTGCTTCTTATTTCTATTCCGTTTTAACAAAATACGGTTTGTGTGAGGAATTAAAGGTGATTAATTTGTAGTGGATAAAAAGAAGTATTGTATTGGCATCCGCCTCGACGTGAACTATATGGAGGTCACCTGCAGGTTCCGTGAGCGGTGTGAGATATACCTCACGACAGACCTTTCTGAGGCGCTTTCAGATCCTGACTCGTTTTCCGAGGTGGATGCCTACAATAACAAAGAATGCGATTTATGGCAGCAAAGATGACAGCAGAAGAAAAGAAGATACGTGCAGCAGTCCGTCTTCTTGAACATCACGGCTACACGGTCACACCTCCGGCAGAGCCAGTGGTCATAGACGTGACTGAGATCAACCGCCGGAAGATGGAGCCGCGAAAGCAGGCATTCATCGAAAGCATGAGGCCATTTGTAGGCAAATACTCCAATGAGATGCTCAACGAGTTCTACGCCTACTGGACTGAGCCGAACAAGACCTTCACGAAGATGAGGTTCGAGATGCAGAAGACTTGGGAACTGTCTTTGAGGCTTAATACATGGTATCGTAACAATCAACGTAGGAACAATGGAAGAAAACAGATCACTGACGACGACCGCGCAGGGAAACTTGCAGACATACTTCTCGGATAGCAACAAGGCGATCCTGAGGGCGCTCGACTCATTCGGAGAAGACTACAAGACACTGGTGTTCCAGCGCTACGACAAAGGCACGGGCATCGAGAAGGCTGTATCTGCGAAGGCGCCGACGTTCCACGACGTGTCCAATATGTTCGGTGACGCCTCGATGCTCTTCTGGCTGAGATACCACATCGCCAAGACTTTCCTCTTCCTCGGCATCTACGACCAGGCTTCAAAGTTCCAGGTGCAGGAGACGGCAGAACTGATCATGCAGCATGAGATCTACGGACAGTTCACATTATCGGAGTTCCTCTGCTTCCTTCAGCGGTTCAAGCAGGGACGCTATGACAAGATCTACAACTCAAATCACCCCAATCCTCAGGAGTTCCTCCGCTGTCTTCAGCCGTTCTGGAACGACCTGTGCCATGAGCGGGGTAGGGCGGCTGAGAAGGAACGCCAGGAGAGGTTGTCGACGGAACTCCGGGAAGCACCTCAGCCGACGAAGGAGGATCTCGAGCACATCGAGGAGATCAGACAGCGACTGGTGCAGAAAATTCAAGGATAAGAAAAATAAAATGAGAGTTTTATGCTTTTACAGACGATGAATGACGGGGAGAAGGCTTCCGAGGCCTTCCGCATCTATCCGGTGGCCATTGGCACATACAAACAATGCGAGAAGATGATATGGGACAAGTTCAAGAAAGGGACAAGGTTCCCTTATTTCCAGCGCATAGCCTTTGACGACGACAGGGGCAACAAATGGATAATGTCTATCCTGTGCAAGTCGAGGAAGGGGATGAAGAAAGGTCAGTTCTGGTGTTTCTGTTATACGACATACGAGATTGAAAAGAAAAAGAGTGACGGAACAAATAAATATGACGGTAACACAGGAAAAGGCATCCTTGCCATTGACCCATTCGCAATGAAAAACCGCGCTGATGGGATATACAAGGGAATGGGTGCAGTAATGGACATCACACCACACGCATTAAACCGCTACACACAAAGGTACTTAAAGCCGAACGGACTTGAAAACATAGAGTTCGTAAAGAAAGTGGAGAGCATGATGCTGAGATGGCGCCATTTCGATGTCATGGGCGACGAGTCCTCTCGTCACAACTCCGACAAGGGCATGTTCCCATACGACGTATTCATGAAGGACGGCGGGATCCTGCGAGGCTACATGGTGGACGAGATGCTTGTCCGCTTCTTCTCGTACGTCTCCGACGACATGCTGCACGACGACCAGAGGGAGTGGCAGGAGGAAATGGAGAGCGAGTATCTCCGTTGGGTTAATGAAGGGTATTTTAAACCAAAGAAATAACTATGACACAAGAAGAAAAGTTTGAAGAAGCCAAGAGGCTTTACGAAACAGCCAATGCAGACCAGAGGTATGTGTTGGAAAGTCTTTTTCCCGAACTCAGGGAGTCAGAAGATGAGAGGATAAGGAAAGCAATGATTGACTTCTTTAAACATGAAAGAGAAGAAGGTATAGCAGTTCTTCATTACGGGGTAAACATTGAGCGTATGATTGCTTGGCTGGAAAAGCAAGGGCAGAAGTCTGCCGCATGGAGTGAAGAGGATGAAAATCGAATTAATGACACAATATATTTCCTTGAAACAGCAAAGAAGCACTATGCAAGTACAGTAGAACTTGACGCTTGTATTGATTTGGTCAAATCCATCAGACATCAGAACAGGTGGAAGCCGAGTGAAAGACAAAAAGAAGCATTACTTTGGTGCGTCGTACATCTTGGTGGTGCTGACAAACAGGTATTAGGAGAATTGTTAGAAGAACTAAATAAGTTATAAAGTTATGAAACAGTTTTGGAAAGAAATTAAAAAACCATTATGGAAGATTCTATGTAAAGTTGTTCCATTATTAGCAGCAGTATGGGCTTTAGGACTACATATTTACTATTACTATTTTGTTCATTCTTATGCTCAGAGTTGTGTGTGGGCAGTGTGGTGTGTTTTTGGTATTGTCGCGTATAAAGTTAAACAGTATGAGTTATGAAAGCAAACGCACCAGAGAAGATTTATCGCACAACATTTTATCTTGATGATGATAAAGGCGATACAAAATGGAAGAAAACACCTGTAGCAGGTGCAGAAAACATTGAGTACGTCAGGAAAGATGCCTTTATTGAGAAGGCTGAAACTTACTTAAAAGAACAATTTGCAAAAGATGTTTCGGTTTTGGCTGGGGGCGTGGTTCATATTAATTTTGAAACGGCAATTAATAATTTTATAAACTATATGAAAGGAGAAAAGGTATGACAGAAGAATATATATTTGAAGTATTAAACAGAATTATACTTATGCTTCCTACATTTTTATTAGGAATGTATATAGGTACTAAATTAAAGAAATAAGTTATGGCACATTTAATAGACAAATCCGCTTTAGTAGCGGAGATAAAAAGAAGAAGAGAGTCTAATGCAAAGGAAAGGTATTTCGGAAGACTGGTAGAGGATAATTACTTTCTTGATTTCCTCGACACCCTTGAAGTGAAGGAGGTGCAAGAACCAACGGCATCTGACAGGGGTATGGCAGAGGAAATCATCGTCAATCTAAAACGGGTTGAAAATGACTACCGCATTAACCTAACTAAGCAGATTGAGTGGTTAAGGAACATAGTAAAGAAAGGAAAAGAGATATGACAGACAAAGAGAAAACTCTCGCATTTATTGAGGAAAGGATAAAATGGAATGAGGACATGATGCAACGTGACCCAAAGCCTTCTGACATTGGTAGAATTGAAGAAGCAAAATGTATTAGACGTTTTATTGACTCCTTGCAAGAAGAGTCTGTAAGCATTTGGCATGACGCAAATCAGCATCCAGAAATTAACACACCCATCCTTGTGAGAACTTATGACAACATCGTTGTGTCCACAAAAAGGTATGATGATAACCTCATTCCTTGGGAGGATAGAATAAAAAGGGATGAGATTACGCATTGGTGTTATGTAGAAGATTTATTAAAACTATGAGATTTAAAGAAAAGAAAGGAGAATAGTATGACAGAAGCATTAAATAAAATCGCAGAACACTGGATTGAAATCATCATCATTTCGGTTGTGTTCCTTGTGTTTGTTAAATCGAAAAAATATTATAGTTGATTATGGGATTGTCAGATTATGTATGGTTATCCGTTATAGCAGCAATAGTGCTATACGGATTGTCGTGGAATAAAGATTATTAATTATTTAAACTTATGGAAAATCAGATTAAATTAGTTGGCCCCGAAATAAAGGCCAAGGCAGGTGAGACGGTCAGGCTCGTAGCGGAGTTTGCCAGAGTGACTAACGCTTGTGTACACGAACGCAGGGAAGGCGTGGGTTACAATCGCATCTGTGACCAGCACACCGCAAAACTGGAGTTCGACGCAATGGTGTACGACAACACCACGGACTTCATCGTGACCATAAATGATACGAGACAGCCGCACCTAAGTTATGAGGGATGCAACGGACAGGTCTGGTGTCCCGTGAAGGTCATCAAGGACGATGTTCCCACACCAGAGCCTACACCAGAACCGCAGCCGCAGGATCTTGGAAAGTACCTTTATTCGGTAGGTCTGCTGTCAGACTTGCACATCTGCAAGGCGAACACCCCTAAGAACGAAAATGAGAAAAGGGATGATGACTGGGGTGATGAGAAAGATTTCGTCAGGTGCATGGATCTCTTCTCAGCAGACAAGAACGTCAAGTGCGTCATGGGTTGCGGTGACATTTCGGAATCGTACACAAATAACGATGGAAAGCATCCAGAGTCTACTTGTGATGCCGACTATGCGGAGGTAAGGCAAATCTTAGATGTTCCGTATTGGCAAGTGCAGGGATTGCGCTTTTTCTCACCCCTCGGCAACCACGACCACTATGGCTTGTTTGAGACCCGAAAAGGCGATGAAAGAGATACGAAGAGGAAAGACAACGAGACAATCCCAGGCTATAACAAGACAGCAAGTGAGCGGTTGGCTAAACTGTGGCCGACTGACGGTGGTATTAACGGGATCGTCCCGGGCAGGGGAAGAATCGTGTTTGAGTTGGAGAAAGGCGCAAAAAACGCAACTGGGCAGGCGGACATGAGATTTTTCTCTTTCAATGATATTGTAGACCTCTATGCAAGGCTCGGCGGTTACAAGGGCGAGTCAGTATGGGATCCCTCAAGGAACGGCATCAGCGAAGAAGCCCTCAGGTGTGCCCGTGACTATGTTAATACTCATTGGGATGAATGCAAGAACAGACTCACCATGTGGGATGACGGAGGAGGCCACGGGCGGAATGGTTACAGCAAACTGTCCTATTGGCTCAAAAAAGACAAGGACATCTTCGTCTTCCTCTCGTTGTACTACGGGGACGATGTCTGGCCAATAGATGACAAATGGCATGACCGAATGGTTCATGCCAGGACTATCATCGACACCAAATCAGACGACCCGTACATCAAAAGAATGGTCGAGTTCGTCCAAGGCACAGGCTACGACGATGCCGACAGACTCTACGACTATATGTATTATCATCCAAATTCACTCATCTGGCTCAAAGAGTTAATAGAGAACAACCCAGACTGCAAGATTATGATCTTTACGCATCATTTCCTGCCAAATCGTGTCGGCAACGGCGTGGGGCGTCCCATTGACGGCAACTGGTTCTACTCGAATGTCCACCCGTCAGACGAGAAAGACCCGAAGGAGGGCAATATCTATCCAGTAGGTTCCAACGCCTTGACGGGAATAGAGTTCTACTTTATTTCCAAACTCTTGGACACGTACAAGAACATCATCATGTTCAGCGGACACTCTCATATCTCATGGTCTTCGGGAGCCAATTTCGACAACCACGGCTACCCGTTCATCAGCCCGAAGAACAAAGACAAATATGTCTACACAAAGGCAAGCGAGAATCCCGACGTTGAATCAGGCTGGACTGTTGCCCTTCCATCCATGTCCAAGCCCGTACAAATCGTCAACGGCCAGGCCGTAAAGAGGTATCAGGATGCCGAGATGGGCGTGTTGGAAATATACGAGCGAGGCGTCAAGATCAAGGGCTATCGGGTTAAGAGAGATAACCGGGACGTGAACGAACTGCTGGTAGAAAAGGATATTAAACTGTTGTAGCCATGAGCGGTTGGGACATCATCATAATAGTCGCCATACTGGCGCTGCTCACCTATTCCTTCTGTGTCTTGTACAAAGCAACAAAGGATGACTAATGACAATCCCCGCTATCCATCACGGACGGCGGGGATTTTAATTACTAACTAACCTTTACAAAAATAACTAAAACAAAAAACCTTTCATGAAGAAAACGGGCTACCGCCGTAGCCCAATGACTAAATACTCTAACTAAAACAACCTATAACCTAATAACTAAAAAAATGAACCTATTATAAATAATTAAGCGTATGGTGTCTCACGACACGGAGTTCTGAACTAAAATGAAAAAGAAATTTATCACTCTATCTTTATGACGTAGGTGGCTCCGGCCTTCTTCAAGACCTTTGAGCACCTTGGGTCTGCCGTGTCAAGGGTTACGATGCCTGCCGGCTTCCAGTCCTTGTTATTGTAATGACGGTAGTCGTAGATGCGCACCTCGTTGATAGCCTTGCCGTCATAACGGTCATCGAGTGTCAGGCCGTTGCCCGTGCAATGCACGTCGTAGCCGGACAGGTCGTTCTCGCCGTCGTTCAGAGTGTAGAGTGCGCCCGCATCGGGCTTCGCACCGGGCAGGTAGGTGTTGATGCCCAGATGCCCCTCGACATACAGGCGGATCTCGCCCGTCGTCTTGATGGGACTGCCCGTAAGGTTCTTCACGATGAGGTCTGCCTTCCAGTCGCCAGTCGGCTCAGGCTTGCCGTCACATACTACCACTACACTCTCTCCGGGATTCAAATGAATTTCTCTCATAACTGAATATTTTTAAAAGTTAAACCTAAAAGAATTTATATACTTTCCACAGTCTGAACGCCCCGTAGCCCATCATGACGAGAAGTGCGACAAGCGTGATATTCCCAAGCCACAGCCTCAATTTTTGCCACCACGATAGTTCCGCAGTAACATATTGTATCTCCTTCGTCCTGTATGCGACACGCCTTGTCTTCCATACAGTTTTCTCTTTCTCCACAACGGGAACGGAGTCCTCCTTCTCCACCTTCTGCGGTTTGTTCGCCAGCGAGTGCCGAAGAAAGGCCACGCCGTCAATCCATACCATGGAGGCGTCACTGACGGCAAACGATGTCTCAAGGTGGCTTGTGGAGTCATTACTGAAACGCTCCTTTACCTCTACGGGAACCTCGACATAGACCGTCACGGGGACTTTGACTATCTTCTCCTTGTACTCTATGCGCACGGAATCCTTTGTGTCCGTCTTTTCTTCCGTCTTTGAAGTCTTGCATGAGCAGAGCAGGAAGAGCAGCAGCACCACTACCAGCGCCATCTGTCCTCCGCAGCCGCCGTTCTCACACAGCCCTTTGTGTAATTCCTCGAAATACCTGTCCGTAGTCATATCACTCAATTTTTTTCAATAGTCTATTACCTTTCCTCCGTTACATATCAACTTGCCGTATCTTATGCCGTTGAGCCTATTCAGCCACCCCTTGAGGAACTTTTTCTGTGTTCCCTTGCCGATACGGATAAAGAACGCCTCGCGCTCCTTCCAGAGTCTTGCGAACAGTTCCTTCTCATCAGGATAACCGTTGATAGCAGAGAGAGTCTTGGGGCCTACAATGCCATCCTGAACAAGTCCGAGCATATACTGAGGAATCTTGATGCCATAAGAGCCGCTTGTCCAGTACCAGTCAACAAGGAGGTTGGCGATGGACTGAGAGTTGATCTCGTCTGCCTTCCACTTGTCCCAATAGTACTCGCGCATGATGAGCGTCCATTGCTCTTCGGTCATCATTTTCAAGTCCTCGACAGTCTTGTCCTTTCCAAACACGCTGCGGAACGTGGCTATCGTAACGCCCTTGTTCGTTGCACCGCCCTTGTCACCGGGAACGTTACAGAAACCACCCTCCCAACTCCTTATAAAAGGTTTCAGTATCTCTATATTCGCCATATCCTCAGTCCTCCATATTCATTTCCTTGTCATAGCCGTCAAACTCATCTATCAGCCTCTCCTCTATGTTCATGAAGAAGTTGTATACTTTTCTGAGTATGTTGGATACCTTTCTCATGATTACAAATCCATATTTATCATTGCCATAGACAAGTTCTTATATTTGTTCTTTCGATAAGTGATTCCATTAACTTCAATACCTCCGTTTTGAAACCAGATTTTTACCGACTGATAAACAAGATGGCACTCCTTGGCAAACTCTTTAATGCTGTTATATCGTACAACCTCTTTGTCTTCGACATACCCAATCACGGTCTTAGAACCCATTTGCCGATAATGTTCTGAACCTTTGTTATTTTTCAAATAAGCATATCTCATATTATCTGCAAGAGATAAATATCGTAGGTTTTCCAATCGGTTGTCTGAACGATTGAAATTTATATGATCTACCTGTAGGCCGTTATCATCTCCTAAAAAAGCAAGTGCTACAATCCTATGAACAAGATAGTATTTAAATTCCTTGTCTTTATGCAAGGCAACTCTCATATAATCATTAGTCTGACGTCTTGCTTTAAGGATTCTTCTTTTTGTATAATAAAAACAGTCTTCTTTTCGCCAGTTTTTCCTTTTCTGACCAAGAGACATTATCCTACCATAATTACTTACCATGTAGAGACCTTCATAGTCAACTACATCTTTCCAAATTTCGCCAGGGAAATTTTCTAACGACAACCACCTTGGGCTATTCATCTCTGGCAAATCCTCAAATCTTAACATATTGCTGACAATTTTTAAATTCTGCTGACAAATTTTAAAGTGTGGAAGGGCTGTCAGCCTACCCTTGTCAGAGGGCTTGCAACTCCCTCCTATCCACCCTTCAAAGGTACGAAAAATATTTGAATTATGCAAATAATTCTCCATATATTTTTATTATTCAGAATACTCAAAACTTTCGTCAAGGATTGGGTTCTTCGGGCGTTTTATGTTGTCACCCGTATAGCGTCTCCTGTTCCACTTCTGGTCTTCCCTACGTGCCGTCTTGATGATCTCGTCGGCTTCCTCGTCACCTATATTCAGAGGCGAGCGTTTCAGGAACAATTTCAGCAAGCCCTTCAAAGACAACGAAATCCCATACGGCTTAAGAATGTTGCTGAATACAGATCCGCCCTCTACGGCCATCACAAGCAGGCACGTCCATTTGGCGATAGCCAGGCCACCGTTTGCAGCAACGTCAACAAGCGCGGCTGTCATCACCACGGCAAAATAGACGACTATCTTCCCGCAGGTCTCACGGAAGGCTGTTGACGGGCTGACATGTACCCCCAGCAGATGACTCTTCCTGATTCCTGCCGCAAGGTCTGCGACGATGACGGCAAAGGTGGCTATCAGCCACGGCACCATGATCTCCAGCGACTGCTGGAGGTATGCGCCCGCTATCGTGCTTACTCCCCCGCTGGCCATCATCACTATCGGCTGTGGTATCTTCATCATTCTTTACTTTTTAAAGGGCGGGGAGAACCTTGCGGCACTCCCGCACCCCGGGTTAAAACTATCAAGACCTGAGATAGTCAAAATACTCTTTCGCCTTGCCAAAGGCCATATAGCCCAAGGCGGCGACACCGCCAGCAATCGGATAAGCACCACAGTAGATGGTGTAGCCGATGCCGCCAATCACGCCCAGCACATACAGGCAGAGCATGAAGAACGATAGAATCTTCCTTAATGTGTCTTCTTTCATACAATCGTTTGCTAAGATAATGTTACACGATGAGCATGCCGATTTCCATCGCCTGCTCCATAGTCCACTCATTCGATGCCATGAGTTTCCCGAAGGCATCCTCCGACAGTTTCTCAAACTCCAGTTCCACCTCCTTGTCGGCAAACTCCTTGATGGCATCACCGACCAGTTTGTTGTACTTCTGGAACTCCTTGACGAAATCGCCGTACTCTGCTGCGCCCATAGGCAGTTTGGTCATGTCGGCTTTGTTACCCTTGGCATTCTCCTCTTTGAGAATGCGCTCGTAGTCCTGTGCCTTTTGCAGCCGTTCGCTGAAATCCTCGCTGGGCTTGAACTTCTCTGCGGCATCCTTGCTGTCATCCTCGAACTTGTCGGCGACGGGCTTCAAGGTGCGGGCAATCTTCCACACCTTGATTTTGTCACCGTCATCCATCTTACCGTACTTTGCGGTTGAAAGCACACGGTAGGCGTTCAGCACCTTCTCTGTCTTGATAGTCTGCTTCTCCATAGTGCTTACTCCTCCTCGTTGTTAGTACCAAGAATGTTCTGTTCAATCTCGTCGATGGCATCCCACACCTTGTTGGCATCCTTGCGCGACATTTCCGAGATGGAGTATTTCACCTCGCCGTCACGCATGTAGCCGTTGAAGTTGCCGATGTACTCGCCCTGACCGCCCACGGCAGGCTTGTAGACCGAGCCGCTGACGTTCTGCAAGGTGTCGTTCGTGGCATCCATAGTGTAGTTGCCGTTTACTGTCACGTACTCGTTGGAGTACTCATAGCCGTTGTTCAGAGTTGAACTTACAATGTTAAATGTTCCCATAATTTTGAAAGTTTAAAATGTTAATATTAAAGTGAATTATAATGTTATGACACTGCTGGTACAGTTATGTTCAAGTGGTTGCTGTCGAGGCTACCATAGACAACATCAGGCTCTGGCGAAAAGTCTGCCCTGCCATTAAGGAAGAAAAGCCTTACACGCCATATTGTGCCGCCATAAGCCACCTCCACGCCATCCTTGTTCCTGAACACGTTATACATGGCAAGGTAACAGGTCTGCGTACCAGAACCCATCGTTACAATTACGGTTTCCGTGTCACCCCAGTCGTAACTTGATGTCACCTCGTTGTTTTTAAGCACAAACCTTGTGTCATCGCTTATTACGGAATAGTATACAAGATTTGACTGACCACGCGAGTTCAAGAATTGTCCCGTAAACTCTATTTTGAAAGCGTTGTTTCCGAACGAATATGTCCTGTCTGGCTTTTTGGGCATGGCAATTTTAAGATACCACCTGTTCATCACACCGTTCGTTTGGAACGATGTCATTGAACTCACGCTTGTCCACGCATAAGACGAACCATAGTTTTGCTTCTGAGTGAATGTTATTAAATAGTATGCTTCATTGTTGTCCACATACCAAGAGTTGTATATCTTCCGTTTCGGCGCATAGGTTATTGTGGTGTTCGGAGTATCACCAGTTGATTGCATGAGCGGCACATAGTAACCCGTGTTATTTATTGTGATGTATGCACAATATATAGCCAATACCGTCGAGTTCCATACCTGACTGTCGTTCAGATTCAATTCTATCTCCTTGAAATAATCATCGCTTCGTGTGTTTGTTACACTTAGGTTTACGACAGAGAATTTTGAGCCGCTCAGTTTCCCGCACACCACCGTGAATGTGGCATTACCACTACCAATTTGATTGAATAAATCGTTGAATGAAAGTTCGCTACTTAACGTATTGGACACCTGTGGACACATGATGCCGCACGTAACCTTGCTTGACTGCGGATTCTTTGCTATCACACGGACAGTTCCAGATTCCGTTCCATAGTCTGGTATTACATTGTAGTTGGCGTTACTCTTATAGTTTTTAAAATCCACAAGTCTGTAAGGCTCGCTTGTGCCACCCGTAGGAGGTACATACGTGAAATTGTTGGCAAGAGGGCTGTTGTTGCCAGTGCTATACCTGTTGTTAAGAGGGTCGAACGCGCCAAGCACATCAGCCTTGCTTGAAAGTCCCAAAAATTTCACGCCACAACATGTAATCCACACCGCCACGCTTGTGGTGGTGTAATTACCTATAACCAGTCCAGAGCCAACAGTGGTGAACGATGGATGTCCTTTCCACCACCATAGTGTTTTGTTATAGGCAGTAACCGCTTGCGTCCTGTCTGGCTCTATATACGGGAACGCAACAGGCTTCATCTTGCTCCATTTGTTGATATTACTATGTCTACACAGAGAGCCGAGGTCACACTCGTTCGTTCCCAAAGCCATCTGTACGTCGTAGATACTTACTGGTGCGCTTATTATTCCGTTGTTATACCCCATATTCTTATGCTGCTTTTAATTGTTTGATTTCATTTCTAAGTTGCTCGTTCTCGCGTTCAAGTTCAAGTATGCGGTCTTCGTGATTCTGAACCTTACGTGCCGTTATGACGGCTGCGGCAAGAGCCGTTGCTCCATATCCCATAGAATATCTTCCGCTAGCATCTATAAATACAGCATTAGGAAATACCTTAAACCAATACTGCGCGCTTGAACCGATAGAAACAACTCGCTCAGGGTCGTCTTTTAAGTAATAATTAAATATTGGTGCGTTTGCTATTTGCTCTACACTGGCTCCTAAATTACTGATAATATTTTTATAGCGCTCATCAGAAGTAGTATACCATTCATTTTGTGTTCTTGGGCGACCTGAAGAATTTAAGAAAAACTGTTCAGATGAAACCATTCTAACTTCATATGTTGTTCCGGACGGTGTAGAACCAATAGCAACTCTACTAAAATTAAGTTGATTTTGAAGCATAGAAATTCCATAACTTGATGCATATTGGAAATAAAGAATACCACTAAACCTATTTATTTCTCCAGTTCTGGAAGTAGGTGAGCCATCTTCATTACATTCAATACATAGAGTTTGAAATCTTCCGCCAATATTTGCTTTAAACGGAGAATTATAAACTTCAACACCTTCTGAGAAAGTCTTCTTTCCTCCGATAGTCTGAGCGCCAGATGTCCTTACACAAGATGCAAATGCCGATGACAAATGACTTTCGTGAATCTGTTGAGTAGTCGAACCAACTGAAGCCCCGAGAGCGGACCAAGTTACATCACCAACACCTCCTCCGCTGCTTGAGTTTGCGCCCAAGGCACTGACCGCACCCGTGGCGTAGAAGTTGGCGGCAGTCGAGTTGTCACTCTGAATAACCTTCAAAGCCTTGTTCTTGTTATCCCACACTATCCTTGCACCGCCTATCTGAACGTAAGTGCCATCTGAACTTGACGTAGTTATATTGCCATTTATAGTCGCACTGCCGCCTATTGATGTAGCGCCATCAAGGGAAATACTACATGAACCGTCCTTTTCGACATTTATAGACATTCCTTTGTCGGCAACAGAAGAACCCGACGTATTGTAATTGTAAACGGAGATACGACCCGAATTGACTCCTCCAGACGAGACACAATCTACAAATTGGAATGAGTTTCTTCCTTCTGCATCTTGTATTCTAAACCCAGGATATATAGTGCCTCTACTTAAACCGTTATTTGCATATTTAAGATTGAAGCCAGACCTTCTTACATAAATATCTTCTCTCGAAAAAATAGCACCGTTTACGTCAAGTTTCTGTAACGGGGTTGACGTGCCAATGCCAATACGACTATTCGTCGTGTCGAAATACAACAAGGAGTCGATGGACGTGCAACCCGTCAGCGTACCGTTGATTTTTGCGTCGCCGTTTACGCCAAGTTTTACAGCTGGAGAATCTGTTCCTTCTTTATTTCCAGCCACCTTGATGGCATTGTTGTTTGCGTCATAGACAAGGAAAACACCACCTATCTGCGCATAAGAGCCGTCGGTAATGCTACTATCGTTACTTCCAACTTTTAGATTGCATGGTATAAGAACAAAAGGGTCGGTGCTATCTACGGGAGACATGCTTATTCTCATGGCAGATGCAGAACCATCTGTTTTGGCTACTGAAAAATACCCGTAATTAGAGCCATTCACGTCAAAACGCACCTTGTAATCTCCTCTAATCACATCGAACCCGCTTATGTCGCTTCTTTCTGAAACAACTCTACCTACAACATGGAGTTTCTGGGACGGGGATGACGTGCCGATGCCAACGTTGCCGCTTGGAAGCCATGTGTTAGTGCCATTCGTGACTATGAGCCACCTGTTGTTTGTTACGTCATAAACTCCCCTGTTGCCGCCACAGTGCAAGCCTATCGTACCATTGCCGTTCGTGGCGTTGAACTGTGACGAGTTTGAACCCGTCTTCGTTATCGTGATGTTGCCGCTTGCAGAAATAGTACCTACGCCTGTCATGCTGCCTGCGACCGCACCATTGGCATCCCATGTATTCTGTCCCCACCAAGATGTCGGCTTGTTCGTTATTTCACTAAACGAGTATGTTGGCTTCGTTGCCGCTTTTGCCCAATCCGATATATCGGTTTTCAACAGATAGTTACTCGGAGCAAAGTTACCTTTGTGCCATATCGTGTATTCCGTCATATCCGACATTCGGCACACGGGGTTGTTAGAACCGCTGAAACCGAGGTAGCCGAAGCATACACCCTCAACGTTGTCCTCAACACCTTCGTAGCGAATCATGGAGTATACCCCACCAGTACGTCTTAGGACGAGGCTGTTGACCGACGGGACTGAAAGCGTTCCGCCACCGCTAAGTTTTAAATACCTATCATCATAGTTCCAACTTGACTTGGTAGGTATCGTTACAGACTGGGTATTATCGTTTATCTTTACGGTAAGAACGTTGTTACTTAGTGAAACTGACGAGTTTTGACTATCCAAGATAGTATAACTTGTGTTACTCGTTCCTTTCCATCTAAAAAGATAACCGTCCTGAGATGATGTAAAACCAATACGACCAAGGATGCCGTTTGTGTTTTTGAAACATATTGCTGCTGCGTTTGCGCCACCAGTCCTATCTATTGTAAAATCATCCAGACTTGTCGTTGATACGGTGGATGTAAGCACCTGATGCCCGTTGCTATATAGACAATCATCAGTACCAATATAACATTTGTCGCTTGTGTATGTCGCGTCGTAATCATTGGGGCTGGAAGTCTTTGTTCTCTCAGAACCTACAAGATAAAGTTTGGTGCTATTACGTTTATATACTCCTGCCGTATTTTTTGTGTCGACAGTAGAAACCGTACTTGCAATCCACTTTGTTTGCGATTCGTTCCATGTCAATACTTGACCGTCAGACCTTGTAGATACATCAACATCTATAAGTTCCGAAAGTGCTGTTACTCCGCCAGCGGATTGACTGTTAGCACCGAGAGCCGACACCGAGCCAAGTGCATAGAAATTCGCAGCAACATGGTTGCCGTTGCCATCTAATTTATATACTTCAAGAGCCGTGTTGTTAGAGTCGTAGCCTATGTATATGTTTCCTATTTGTATAAACGTCCCGTTTGCTTCACCCGCTTTTATATTTCCAGCCACATGCAACTTTTCGGACGGTTGAATAGTACCAATCCCAACGTTTCCTACGGAATCAACTGAAAGTCCAACACCTGTAGCGTTATACAAATGCACACTACTACCGTAAACTCTGGTTTCAAAGTTTGAACTTACCGTTGTATAATAACCAAAGTTTAACACGTCACTATTAACAAAAAGACTAATAGCGTTCACGTATGAATTACCAATCTCGAACCCTACTCCACTCCCTCTTTCGGTTATGTTGACGTTTCCGCTCATCTTGATACTATTAACATAGTTCAGACTTGCCTTGTGATTGTCGTCATAGCCGATGCTTGTCGGTATGCCTCCACTCGTCCAATATGTGTTACCCCACATCGTCTGACTTACAGTGGAAAGTTTTGATGCCGTCGTTGCGGTGTCAGCATTACCAGTAAGAGAAGCCTTGATAGTTGACGGAAGAAGGAGTGTTACCGCCGAACTGCCATTCACACCAACGGCAGTACCAGAATTTGTAGAATCAGCATCTTTGATTGTAATATTCCTTGATTGTCCCCATTTGTCCGTTGTAATACTACCGCCAAGACTTACAGATGTACCGTTTACCGTAAGGCTGCTATTCGCGAGCATGGCGTTTGTTACGTTTCCGTTTAATATAGTCGAATAATTACCTTCGTGAATAAGTGCGTATTCTGTGGTTTTGTCTGATTTTCTAAACGCAGGTTCGTCCTGACCTTTAAATCCAAGATAGCCTAAAAGCGTCCTGCTGTCGTCAACAGAACCGTCATAACGTACAAGCGACTTATCGTTTGATGTTTTGTATATGATTATAGAATCAATACTTGTATGACTAATTGTTCCACCACCGCTGAGTTTTAGATACACATCGTCATAGTTCCAACTCGACTTGGTAGGGTATGCTGGCAGAGTAACTACACCATTAACAGGGTTGTATGGTGATGTGCCGACCTTGACGCTTGAAACCTTACCACTAATTTGATTATTTACCCATGTTTGTGTGGCAACATTAGCCGACGCAAGGTGTGATATATGTATCTGTTGGTTTGCAGCAGACACCGATTCTTCAAGTGCATCCCAAGTCACGTCACCTGTACCGCCGCCTTGCTGTGAATTTGCGCCAAGAGCCGAAATATAAGTGTCGGCGTAAAGTCCAGCACCGACGAGATGGATGCCTGAATTATTGGAGTTGTATTCAAGATAGACCGCTCCTGTGTCGCTATCATTGTTAGGCTTGTGTAGGTAAAACTTAGTTGCTTTCACACCGCCACTAACATCAAGTTTAACGATTGGGGCTGTGTTCCCTATTCCGACGTTGCCAGAAGAGGTTAGTATAAAACCTATTGATGTACCATAGCATAGCGAAACGGAATTTCCAAATATTCTGGTATCAAATGATTTTATTGTCGTAGTATAATATCCTATGCCAAGAACATCAGATTGTGAAAATAAGCCGATAGCACTAACATAGTCATCGTTTATGTTAAAGCAAACTCCATTTCCGCGATTGATGCGAAGGTCTGAACCTACTTTAAAAGACACTGCATCAGACCATATTTCCGTTCCATTTGTAGCAATTATCCATCTGCCATTTGTTACATCATAAACACCTCTATTTACGCCGCAATGTAATCCTACTGCGCCGTTATCGTTTACAGCGTTGAACTGTGACGAGTTTGAACCCGTCTTCGTTATCGTGATGTTGCCGCTTGCAGAAATAGTACCTACGCCTGTCATGCTGCCTGCGACCGCACCATTGGCATCCCATGTATTCTGTCCCCACCAAGATGTCGGCTTGTTCGTTATTTCACTAAACGAGTATGTTGGCTTCGTTGCCGCTTTTGCCCAATCCGATATATCGGTTTTCAACAGATAGTTACTCGGAGCAAAGTTGCCTTTGTGCCATATCGTGTATTCCGTCATATCCGACATTCGGCACACGGGGTTGTTAGAACCGCTGAAGCCGAGGTAGCCGAAGCATACACCCTCAACGTTGTCCTCAACACCTTCGTAGCGAATCATGGAGTATGCCCCACCAGTACGTCTTAGGACGAGGCTGTTGACCGACGAGACAGAAAGCGTTCCACCACCGCTGAGTTTTAAATACCTATTGTCGCCTTGACTTTGGGTAAGGTATGTGCCAAGTGCTGTAGTAAGGTGCGTAAGGTTTATCTGTTGGTTGCCAGCACTTGCAAGCGCCTCCCAAGTAACATCACCGATGCCGCCACCACCGCTGCCACCGCTTGAATTGAGTCCAAGGGCTGATAGGTATTCGTTTGTCCATGTGCCGACAAGAATCTTGAGGTTGTTGATGGCCGTTGTAGTGTCGTTTGCGTCTACCTTGTTCGCATCAGTTGTCGTAGTCGAACTGTACGCTTGGAACAGTCGGTTGAAGAAGGCTATGCTGATGTAGTTGTCGCTTACCCATTTCTGTGTGGCGACTGGCCTTCCAACGTTGGCGCTTGTGTCAAGGATAGACAATGACGTGAACGGCACTTTTGGCGTGATACTGAGTACAGTTGTGCCGCCAGAACCGCTTGTGGCAAACGTGAACGCATTATTGAACGTTGCAAGTTCGTTAAGTATGTTCGTATTCTGTGAATCGGAAAGCGTGGTGATGTTCTTGATTGTGACCGCACCAGTAGCATCCCAAGTGATGTTTGCGCTTGCGAGGTAGCCAGAGCCGTCGAAACGGAAAAGCGACTTCGCGTAGTTCGATACCGAAGGACTTACTTCGTGGTCGATAGGTATTCCGTTGCTTACACCGCCTCCATACCAAGAAGCCGTTCCGTGTCCCTTGTAGCCCGTGCCTGTTTTATTCGTTTTGTAAACACCGCTTATGCCAGCCCATATCGAAGGTGTGACAGCGGTATCTTTCATATAAATGGCATTCGTAAGCACAAGACCACCGTCAACACTTGTTGAACCACCAAGCACTTCACGCAAATGACCAAGGGCTTCACCGATGTCGTTTGCTGTTGCGGCTTGTATGTTCATTATTTGTCCATACTTGGCTATAATGGCGTTGACTTTCGTATCATCGGTATAGGCAACCTCTTGGAACGTCTCTTGTGATGCGCTCGTACAACGGTACACCTTGTTTGCCTTGTAGTCAACACCGCCCTGTGTCGTATCTGACGATGGGATAAAGAGGTCGCGCTCTTTGAGATTGTTGACACTCCCGCTCTTCCATGCTTGCCATGTGACATAGATGCTGCGCTTTCCGTCTATCGTATCGAATACGCTATTTGGTATGTTGTTGTCAACAACCCAACTATACGCACTACCGTTCTTGGTATATACGGCACTCTTCATAGAGCCTACACCGCCGACCGTGCTGTCGTTTGTGTTAAGCCAGATGTCGCCAACATGGAGTTCTTTTAAATCATTTGATGTCCACCTTACGGACGGGTCGGAGGAACTGACCCACGTATCAAGTTTTGCATCCACCTGATTCGTAATGGTTGTCAAGTTACCCTGATAGCCGTCAAGGAATGTAAGCAACAGCGCGTCATTGGTGTACTTGGATGCCTTTGCCCAATCCGCAGCATTATAACTCCCACTTGAACGTGATGTGACGCACATCATAATGTCACCGCTTCCACCTTGCGTCCAAAGGTCGCCTTGGTCATAAGGAGGCGTAGGCTCGGACAGGAACACCCTGCGTTTCTTGTCTGCCGTGTCTTGTGCGTTGGCTGCATCTGCCATTGCGCATATAACGCCATTGTCACCTATCTGTAGCCAACGGTATGTTTGGTTATCTTTTACAAAGCGGTAGGCGTGGGAATGTGTCTTGTCCCAATACAGGTCACCCAGATGCTCGTCTTTCAGCGCAATAGAAGTCCAAGAGTTCGCAGGGGCGTTGTTGAGTGTCGGCACGCCGTTCAAAAACCAAGTCTCGTACTTGCCGTCAATCTGGTTCTGCAAGTTTGCTTGGTCGCTGCTATACGTATTTTGTACAAAAGTATTAAAGTCGGTGTCATCCGTATATTTCGATGCCTTCTGCCAGTGCGATATGCTGAATGTGTCGCCAGCGGCCTTTCCCTCTTTGCACCTCAGTACATCATTGTCGTAGATTATCTCGTTGCCCGACGTGTAACTTGCGTTTACCCAAAGGTCGCCAACGTCATAGGCATCGTTGTCCTGTGGCTGCGACACAAACACCCTACGCTTACCGTCGGCGGTATCTTGTGCTATGGCGGCATGGCGGTATGCCTGCTTTGCAAGTTCATCATATATCTCATCCCAACGATACGATGTGACACCACCATTTTCAACCTTGATGTAGCGGAACATCCTGTCGGTATCGGTCTGATACCATACATCGTCAACGTGGTCTTCCTTCAAAGCCGCCGTAGTCCAGTTGGATGACGGGTCTTCGGTTGCCTCCGTAAAGAATGTGTCAATCTTTCCGTCAATCTGTTTGTGCAACTGAGCATTCTCTGGGTCATAGGTAAAACTGATGAAGTTCTGCAACGAACTGTCATCCGTGTACTTACTTGCCTTTACCCAGTCGTTGATGCTCGCAGTGGCATTTAACGCCCTTGCCGTCACACATTTCAGAATGTCGTTGTCGTAGGTTATGTTGCCCCACGTTCCCTTTGCGCTTACCCAGAGGTCGTTGACATTGTACGGAGGTGTTGGCAGAACGCCGTCTGCGGTAGTGAAAATCTTTCCTTTCGTGTTTGCAAGGTTCACGGCCTCACCAGCCCTTGCAATGGCTTCCGTGATTCCGCTATCCCTGATAAGTTGCCAGAAATACGTTGTGACACCACCCTCCACCTTCTTGTCATAGCGGTAGGCATAGCCAGTGGTGGAGTTGTAGTACATGTCGCCAAGATGATTCTCCTTCTCTTCCGTCGTGTAGTTCCTATACGGGTCATTGGCGGGGACGCTTGGGTCTACATCACCATATAGCGTTTCAATAGCACCGTCTATCTGGTCTTGCAGGTTGTCCGTGATGTTTTCAAGGTCGCTGATGGCATTTAGCACGTCCGTATCATCGTATATCGTCTGGTGTTCTTGTATGTACTCTTCAAGCGTCTCACCGCCGATGGTTGATGTCGGAATGATTTCCATTACCGCCTTGATGGTCAGTTTAGGTTCACCAGTCTCAGGGTCTTCCTGCGCATACTTGATGTACGTCGGCGACTCACCAGTAACAGAGTCGGGCTTCGCACCGATGAACACGTCACCGTAGAGATCCATGTAGGCATGGCCTGCGCCGTGGGTGTTCGTGGAGCCAGTGGCATAGCCGAGGCTGATGTAGTTCTTCCCTACGAACGAGAACTCGTCGATGCCCTGGAATATCTGGTACGAGGGGCTGTCGCCGCCCGTTACAAACTCGATGATAGCACCCTGACGTGTGGTGTCTTCTATATTTCCCAGTTGCACGATGTCATCCTGCGCATTGGGTATGTCACTCCCGCTCTGATAGCCGTCATGGGTATATTGTGTACCTCCAATGGTCAAAGTCTCACTTGCTCTGTTCGACAGGTCTATCCAGTACTCGCCGTCCTCGGTGAGCCTGCCGCCGTCGTCAGACACGTTAGTGCCTATCACAAGGCGCCAGTAGTGCCGCGTCGTGAGCATCGAGCCGCCGGTACCCTCGGAGGCCTGCTCCATCGTTTCGGACTGCATCCTCGTCACATGGCAGTATGCCTGGTCGCCCACGAGGAAGTCGTTCGTCACGATGTTGTCCCCGTCGTTAGCGCGGAAGAAGCAGCGGAACTTCACCGCACGCGACAGGTTCGACTGCTCCTGCGTGAGCACATTGTTGCTGCTGTCCAGCCATTCCACACGCACGCACTTCGCTCCCGCCACCGTGGCAATGCGGTTGCCGCCCGTGTGCAGGAACTTCCTGATCTCCACCGTGTCGAAGTAGGCCTTCATGCGGATGTACAGGTTGTCCGCCTCTATGTATGTCGTGCCGTCGGCCTCCTTGCGGAACACGCCGCCCTCGCCCATCAGTCCGGGGACGAAGCGCTCGCCGACCTGCAAGCCCTTGATGAACCGTATGAAGCCCTGCGCCGTGTCGTCCTGGATCTTCGACAGGTAGCGGGAGGAAGAGTAGGCATCCTCCATGCCGTTGACGGCAGCCTCAGTGCCGCCCTCTATCTGGCTCTGGATGCGCTGCTGCATCGTCAGTTCCTTCTCGTCACGCAGCACCACGTCGTAGGTGGGGATGCCGTTGTTGCCGTTCTCACGGATGGTCAGCACGTCGATGAAGGGCATGTAATGGAGGTCGAGGTCGCTGTCCTGGATCTCCATCTGCATGCCTGCGTGAAGCGTGTCGTGCAGGCTCACGGTGCCGTAGGTGGCGGCATCGCGCCCTTCCTTCACGGCATCGTCCTGACGCTGCATGTAGATCTCGTCGATCTTCGGGATGTATGTGAATGTCTGGTGGTCTTTCTTGTCCAGTTGCTCCAATGCCTTCTCAAGGAGCCTGATGCTTGCGGCCTCGACAAGGCCTCCGGGCATGCTGATGCCGAGGATCACGAAGTGGTTGCCCTCCATCGTGCCGTGCGTGTTGCCGCTGCCAACGACCTGGAACAGCGTGTTGCTGCCCTCCTCGCGGTAGGGGAAGTAGCGGCCGAGGGAGTCGTCATAGCAGCGGTTCAGGGTCAGTTCCCAGTCGCCGTTGCCGTTCTTCTCGGCCTTCTTCATCTTGAACTCGCGGCCTACGCACGCGCCGTCCTTCATCGAGATCGTCACGTCGCCGTCATTGTCAAGCCAGTCGATGTAGTCAGGGTCGCCGCCGGGCATGAAGCCGAACGTCAGCAGACCCTCCTCGGGATCCTCGCCGAGGAAGCCGCTGTCATCCATCTGCTCCGCCCAGGCCACCTCGTCGAGCCTGCGACCTGCACCGTCAACGGCGCCCTCTATCGTCGGGGCTACCTCGTCCTCGCCTGCAGATCCGTCGAAGTTCAGCGTCCCCTCCCTCACGCCGAGGGTGGCGGAGCGCTCGCTCATGATCCACGGGTCTCTTGCGTCACGGCTGAAGATGGCCGTATGACCCCTCCATGTCGCACGGCCTGTCGTCGGGTTAAGGTTTGTTCCGCCGTGGGAGGCCACCCATGAGTAGAGCGACGTGCCGGGGAAGCCAGGAAGCATCAGACGGCTGATGGACAGCAGGGCTGGGTAGTTGTACGAGGGCGGCTGGTAGATCCACTCCTCAGGCATCTTGTTGATGCTCACGCCCGTCACGGTGAACGTCTGCCCTGCCGTCACGGCATCGTAGAAGGCCTGTGCCCCTGCGTCGCCGCTCCACAGGCGGAAGTACATGTAGTCCACGTCCTCCACCAGGGGACCGCGGTCGTTGTCGTAGCCGTTCAGGTGGTCGTGCGTCACGCTCACCTTGTATGTCAGCGTCCCGGAAGTCAGCGTCACCGAGTAGTTCGGGGCAAAGGCGCTGCCGAGAGACCTCGTCCACTCCTTGTTCACCCACAGCAGAAGGTCTGGCTGGCCGAGGATGATCTCACGGGTGCTCTTGTGGTAGATGCTGATGTGTATCTCCTTGCCGAGGTTGGCATAGTAGTTCAGAGGCAGGTTCTTGTCCGAGCCGTAGGCGAAGAGTTTCGTCACGATGCGCTCAGAGTCGTCACTTGTGCGCTCTATCTCATACAGGCCGTTGTCCTTGCCGTAGCGGAAGTTATGGGCTGCCGACACGGGAGCGCCGCCGATGACGATGATGTTCTTCACGCTCCCCGACACGGTGGCGTTGGTGACATAGTAACTCAGGCTGAAGGCGCTGTACGACAGGTTCACGGCATCAAGGCACGACAGGTTGTCAGCCTCGATGTTCACGTCCGTCTTGCCCGTGTCCTCAGTGCCGTCATAGTAACTGCTCCACAGCGACCCGCAGTTGTGGCGCTGCCCGGTCCTCACGCTGTTGGGGGTGAACACCTTCCACAGCCCGTTGGTGTGGCGGTCGAGGTTCGCCTGGATGCGGTCGGCCAGGTCTTCCACGCTGCCGCAGAAGAACTGGAAAGTGCCCTGTGATGAGTAAGGGATGGTGTTCGACTGCGAGTTCCAGTTCAGCACGTAGTCCTTGAAGCCCACGTCCTTCAGCCGCGATGCCTGCGAGTACAGCCTGACGTTCTCGTATACGAAAGCCTCGCCGTAACTCTTGCTCCTCGCACGCTTGATGAGGTTGGGGTCGTAGTTGATCTCGAACGTCTCGCCCCTGTATTCCAACTTGTCGCCCACGCTGAACTGCACAGGCTCCGCGCTGCGTACGGTCACCGACACGTACTCGTCGCCCATCCACTCCCCGTGGTACTCAAGTTCCTTCACCGTAGCCCTTACGGTACTACCTGCCTGGTTATATATCGTCCACTCGTTAGTCATTGCTATCCCGATTTTGGTTGCAAATATATATTTTTATCGCATATTTGCAAATATTTAGACGAAAATTTAATCTATATGCAAAATTTTGATATCTTTGCCACCAAGAATAATATATAATCTTTCAATTATGGCAAATCTCGGCACATTATGGTTCGGTGCAGACATTGACCTGACCGCATTAAAGCAGAAAATACAGAGCGGGAACCAGAGCATCCTTGATGCACTGAAGATGAACTACGACCCGCAGTCATACCAGCAGATGGTCAGCAAGTTGAGAACTGAACTTGGAAAGGAGACTTTCGATATAAAGATAAACACCAATGCGGCGGCTGTCAGACAAAGCCTGCAGAATTCGCTGAGTAGTATCAACAACAGTGCAAATGCGCCGAAATTGGATCTGAGCGGCCTGAAAGGGATTTCGGGGATGAAAATGCAGATGGCTTCGCTGACTGAGTCTATTGTCCTTCAGACAGAGAAGGTGCGGACGCTAAAACGTGAATGGCAGAACATGGTCAGCGCGCACGGGAAAGAGTCCGCACAGGCGAAAGCCGCATTCTCATCGTACCGTAGCGCGGTGGACAGCCTAAATATGCTGCGGACGAATGCAGACCTTCTTGGTGTCGACATGAGAAGAGCATCCATAGCCGCGCAGGAGAATGCCAGGAATATGCGTGATGCAGCAAAGTCAGCACGTCAGTGGAACTCTGACCACATGCGACTGAATGCGACATTGGCTGGAGGCATACACATCTCGACACAACTCGGTTCGGCTCTCAGTTCCCTGTTCGCGATAGATGCAGCACGCCAGTTCCTCGGACAGGTCATCGAGATCGGCGGCCAGTTGGAGAAACAGCGCATATCCATCGGAGCCATCCTTGGAGACACCGTAAAGGCAGGCCACCTGTTCGAACAGATCAAGGGACTTGCACTCCAGTCTCCGTTCGGAGTCGTCGAACTCGACCAATACACCAAGCAACTCTCTGCATACGGGTTCAAGTACAACGAACTGTTCGATATGACCAAGCGCCTTGCCGACATATCCGCTGGTGCAGGTACTGATATCGGACGACTCACACTTGCATTAGGCCACGTACGCTCTGCCACATACCTCACGGGTATCACGCTCCGTCAGTTCTCCATGAACAACATCCCGATGCTGAAGATGCTGGCAGACTACTACTCTGAGGTCGAGAAGCATGCGGTCACAACGGCTGAGGTGCAGAAACGCATCTCAAAGCGCCAGGTGTCGTATGAGGATGTCATCGAGCAGATCAGAAGGCTTACTGACGAGGGCGGGATGTTCTACAACATGCAGGAGAAGATATCCGAATCCCTTGCAGCCAGATACAAAAACCTCCGAGACGCCATGGACATCATGTATGGTGAGATGGCGGAAGGCATGGTCGGAGATGCGCTGAAAGACCTTGCAGGAGTACTTCTGAAGACCACAAGGCACTGGAGGGAGATTATGAACGTCATGGGCGTGGCCATGGGTATGTTCATGTTGTCTAAACTGCGTATTGGAGCGCTGACCGTAGCCATGCAGGGCAATACGGCTGCAACGCTGAAGAACATCATGGCGAACAAACAACTGGCTGCTAACCAGTTGATGGCAGCATCCACATACCGCACGCTCACGGCTCAGGAACGCATCGCCGTTGCATCGCGTAACTCGCTGACGGCAGCAGACCTCAGACAGGCAATGGCGGTGAAAAGCCTTACCAAGAGTGACGTGCTTCGTCTTGTCGCACTCAAGAAGATAAATGTTGCGCAGGCGATGCACCTGGCTGGCGTCAACGGCATCACGGCTGCAGAGATACGTGCCGCAGCCGCTGCTGGGAGGTGGAGAGCGGCTCTTGCCGGGCTTCAGATGTCGCTGAAGAACGCCTTCATGGGTGTCGGCGCAGGGACCTGGGCTACGCTGGGACTCATGGCAGTCACGGGGCTGTATTCTGCATACGACCAGTGGAAGGAAAGGATCGACGAGAAGTCAAAGGAGATGAAAGACCTCATCAAGTCGCGCATCATCGACATGCAGAAACTCCAGAAGACGATCAGTGACGAAGGTAAGCCGACTGACAATGTAGAACTGAAGAACCGCGTCGACGAGATGAAACAGGTGCTGGCGAACTCCGAGGCATACACCAAGACGCTTGACGAGCAGTTGAAGAAAACCAACGGACTGCCTGAGCAGTACGACATCCTTGCAACGGCTATCGAGAATGCCGTGGAGAGGAACCGCAGGATGCTTGACGTGCAGGATGATGTGGCGGAGATGATAAAGGCTTCTACAGGAGACCTTGGCTCTTGGCATATCAACGAGAACATGGAATGGATGTTCAACGATGACATCAACAAGAATATGCAGCAGACGCTCGATGCCTACAAGAATCTGCGAACGGTCATAGACACGGCCTGGGAGTACAAGGATGCCATCAAAAACGTCATCGACGAGATGGTGAAGGCGGGAACGATCTCAGAGGGGTTTGCAGCACAACTCTCAAAGGCGCCGTTCGAGGAACAGATACGCCTGCTCGCAGAGAGCGGTTACTGGCAGACGATTGTCGACAAGATATCGTCAACCGACCTCGGCTTCCTGCAGTTTGCTGACCGCATCAAGGAGGCATCAAACGGCGTGACGGAGCGTTGGGATGAGATTGTCAAAGACGACATACCTCGCATGATGAAGAAGAAGGCTGAGGATTTCGGCGGTGACGAGAAGAAGATGCGCGAGTGGGCACTGAACAACGTGGACGACTTCAAGATCATGCTCGAAGGAATCGCAGACCAACTCGGAGTACAGGAGCCGGAGATACGAAGAAGGCTCAAGCGCCTGTTTTACGACTATGTGCGCTTCGGAGACCTCGTAAATGAGTTTGGAAACGACGAAAGAGGAAAAGGAATTGCTGCTGCACTCATGGCTGGTGGATCTCTGTTCAGTGATGAAAACCTGAAGAAACTTCTCGACGAGGACGAGAAGGCCGACATCACCGACAAGAATGATAATACCACAAAGAAGGAAGGAAAAAAGGATACCCAACTGGAGGCTGCAAAGACAAAACTGCAGCAGTACAAGGCATTCCTCTCCGAATACAAGAAGTACCGCGAGATGTACGACAAGGAGAAGGCCATCAGCAAACTCGGTGACCTCTTCCCCGACCTGAAGGACGAAAAAGGAAACTTCCTCGGACTGCAACTCGTCGACAACTATACGGAGGTGCTCGACAAACTGCGCAAGTCTCTCCCCGCTACGACAGAGGCACGAAAGAAGTTCCTCAACGAGATAGACAAGACCAGTGCAGACACGGTGTTCGACAGGGAGAAGGAGGCCATCAAGAAGAATGCCGAGGCAATGGATGAGTACACGAAGAAGATGCAGGACCAGTGGAAACTGTACCGCTCACTGCTATCAAAGTCCGGAGGAAATAGGGACGTTGCATCTCTCGCATTCAACGACAACGGAATGTTGTGGGATGACATTAGCAGGAATATGCTTGAATACTTCACAAAGCGAGGAGAGGAACTTGGAGTAATACCGATTGAGTTCTCTTGGGACATGAATGAGGCGCAGTTAAAAGAGGCTCTCGTGAATTCAGACGGTCAGGTTCAGAAGGAACTTGTGGATCTTGCACGGAAAATACAGGAAATCATCAGAGGTAACTACAAAAAGTTCCTTGAGGACTCTGCGGAGGCATACAGCAAGGCTCTCTCGAAGGCCGACAAGGTTCTTGATATCGAGCGTCAACTTGCTGAACTTGAGAAGGCAAGGTCTCAGTATAACGGAAACGACAAAGCAGTTATCGATGGTTATGATGCTCAGATAAAGGCGAAGCAGAGAGAACTTGAACAGGCAAAGAGCGACGCGCTGAAGGAGTCGAATGACTACCTAAATTTCTATAATGCAATACTTACACTCACGATACCCAAGGCAGAGGAGATAGGAGAAGCGATCAGGAAGAACCTCAACCTTGAACTCAAATCAGGAAGACTGAGCGCACGCCAGTACCTTACTGAGATAAAGAGGATCAATGAGCAGATTGAAAAACTGCAGAACAAGAAAAACGGTCTTGCAGCAATGCTCAGAGGCGGCCTTAACGGATATATCAGCAATATGAAGGAACAGGGCGACTCAAAATGGAATCGCGGCATAAACGACCTTCAGGCTGCCGAAAAGGACTTCGAGAAAGCCGTCAAGATGTACAATGAAGCATCCTCCGCTGGCGATGTGAAAGGTATGGAGGCCGCAGATGCTCAGATGACTGCATCTGAGAATGCCATGACGAGTGCAAACTCAATGATGGCGAGCGGACAGGCTATGTCGGGAGCCGCAGGAAAGGCAGCAGGGGCTGTTGCAATCATTGATACCATAATACACGGTATAAACGATACCGTTCAGGGTGTAAAGGGCGCGTTCGACGAGATACGGGAGATGTATGAGGCGCTCGGCCATGATACGAACAGTGAGGCATGGCAAGACTGGGGGACATTCCTAAGTTCATTCTCTTCGGCAAGTGCGAGTGCAACGAAAGGCTGGGACTCTTTAAAGAACGGCAATATGGGTGGCGTCATTGAAGGAGTTGTTGGATCGTTTACGGGATGGATCACCGGATTTGCAAAAGGGCACGATGCAAAACGTGAGCGACAGATACAACTTGCGCAGGAACAGATAAACTCCATCAACCGCATGAGGGATTCTCTTGAGCGTAGTCTGGAAAGGGCTATCTCCGGAATATACGGCCTCCGTGGCAACGATAAGGTGTCCGAATCATTCTCAAACGACATAGAGGCATTTAAACTGTCAGAGGAGACAATCAATGCAATGAAGGCTGCACAGCAGTCGAGGACATATTACGACCAAAGTTATGCCATTCTGCTGAAGCAGAGGGATGAACTTCAGGCTCAGTACGCTGCAGAGGAAGACAAGAAGGACTCCGATTCGGAGAGGCTTGCCGATTTTCAGGCAGAGATAGAGTCGCTGCAAGACCAGATAACACATTTTGCAGAAGACATGGCCAAGGCTCTCTATGACATAGACTTCAAGTCGTGGGCGTCGGAGTTGTCAGATGCTCTTGTTAATGCATGGGCTGCAGGGGAGAGTGGGGCAGAGGCCTACAAGAAGAAGGTCAGCGAGATATTGCAGGGACTCGGCGTGAAGATGATCACGGAAAGGTTCGTCTCCAAGGCCATCGAGCCTGTCATGGACGAGTTCCTCAAGCAGTACGAGAAGGACGACGGCATCCTGACAAAGGAGGGCATGGCAATCCTGGGCAGGATGTATGAGGCTGGGGAGACGCTGCAGGGTCAGGTCAACACCTTCATGGACGGGCTTAACACGATCTCTGAACAGTACGGGGCAGACATGAAGGGTTCTTCGTCATCCTCATCTGTGGCATCCGGCATCAAGGGGATGACAGAGCAGACGGCTGACCTGCTGGCATCATACATCAACGCAATACGTGCCGATGTGAGCGTCATCAGGATAAGCCAGGCAGTACACCTTCCCGCTATTGCGGCATCACTACAGCGCACAAGCGTACTGGCGGAGACGCAGGTGACGCTGCAGCAGCAGATAGCGGCCAACACGCTGCGCAATGCGGACGCCGCAGACCGAATCTACGACATCATGCACAAGATAGACATCGGAGCAACAAAAGTAAGGATTGCATAACAAGGAAGCGGTGGATTATTCCTCCGCTTCTTCATCATCTTCAGAGTTTTCATCGTCCTCTGCATCGCATTTGTCGATATAGCGGCATGCGGCATCTACTATGTTAGAAAAACCTGCCAGGAACACACTGGCGATAATAAGGCCTACACCGTCAACAAAAAAACCGGCATCTTCCTTGGAAAAGCAGGCAATAATCATGAGTACACCGATAATAAAGGTGAGCAGACTCATAATCTTAATGACGCTGACTATAAAATTATTCATATGCAAACATATCAGTTAATGCTGCAAATATACCAAAAATAAAGCAAACGAATGTCTTACTATGCATTTTATTTGCATAGTTTAAGCAAATTGCCTATTTTTAACGTTATTACACTGTCAGACCGCACATCTCACCTCCCCCATGGTGATCAGGATTATATCTTTTTCCAGTTCTGGTCGATGATACTCGCAGCATCGTTCCAGGTGTTCGTCAGGACATCGAAGTGGCGCACCTGTTCGATGTATTCCGAGTATTCAGTACCTGTCGTCAGCACAAGGCAGATGCTTCGCCTGGGCGCACGGTAACCCTCAAGGAACTTGATTGAAGTCTGAACGCCGTGGTTCTCGCCGATGTCAACCATGCCTTGGACGGCACGGGGCTGGCCCTCATAAGGGTTGCTAAGGTACACAACCCTCCCCTTGCGCACTTTCATCCGCCTCGTCGGCTCTTTCCAGTTGCTCTGATAGACAACGTCTCTGAGCCTTCCGTTGTAGTAGATGCCTGCCATGTACGACGTCTGCGTGTTGCCGGTGAATCCTACGAACTGCCTGTTGGTCGAGACACGGACGAGAAGGCGGTCTGCTGCGGATACGAGGCTGTTGTAGATAGTGTCCTCTATCATGCGGAAGCCCTCTGCAAAGCCGTTCTCAAGAACCTTGGCATTGTCATTTCTCATACCGTAAGCGTTATTTCTGTGGCAGGGTCTGTGACGCGGAACTTTACCTTAAAGGTCACGACATTCTCATGATACAAGTTCGAGCAGACATTCTTTGTCTGTACGTGCGGATCTTCGTCGGATATCTCAAGAAGATAGCATCCCTGCCTGCCGATAGTGGAATAGGGGGAGTAGATCTTGTACTCTGCACCGCTGCCTGATGTGGTGTTGTTCCCTGACAGCCATTTCTTGAAGGCGTTGATATTCTGGAATGCAAGATCAAGGTCAAAAGGGTTGGTGGCAAGTTCCTCACCCTTGTAGGCCATCTCGAACTCCGCATCATACGCTTCCATCATAAGCTTTTGTGGGATGTAAGTGTCGTCACCGTGCTCGTCAAACCATTCGCGGTTCGGCAGTTTCTTAGTCTTGCCGCCTGCCTTGAACGGAACATTGATGCAGACCAGACCCCATTGCGTGTAAGAGTCAACGACCGCGCTTTCACCTTTCTGGAATAGAAGCTTGTGTATGTCGTCCATATGCTTGCTTGTTATAATTTTAAAGGGGTGGCAGCATTATCCGTACCACCACCCCCGACTGTATTTAGCGTATGAATGTTATGCGCTGTGAGCAGTGCCGCTGAGGATGTAGAAGCCTGC